ACAAGTTTATCTACATCAGGAAACCAAGCGAGTAATGCTTTTAATTTAACAAACAATTCTATTCGTGTCCAGTTCCAAGCGGGATTGACAAACGCACTACACACTATCAAAATAGATGTTAACTCAATCTCAGCGACTACAGGTGCAATTGTAGATGTTTACCAAAATGGTAACTTATACCAAACGATTCCATTTAGTACGGCAGGAGCTTTACCAAACATTTTAATTTGGAACACATCAGGATTAGACGATACGTACACTTTCAAAGTAAAGACACATACTGCAGTCACAGTAAACTTTGACGTTACTTATAGCATCACAGAGTTCGTAGTTTTACCGATAGCAACTTGTAACGCAACTTGTGCTAATAACGTAATGACCATAAACACGGACTTAGCAGCACTTGCTCCTGTAATGAAGATAAGCGAATTTTTTAGTGGAATATGCAAGTTATTTAATCTGACTTGTTATGCGACTTCTTCTAACACTTATCAGTTAGAGCCTTTAGACGATTGGTACTCACAAGGTGCGATTGTAGACATTTCTAGGTTTACAGACGTAGATACTATTGACGTTGACAAAATGAAGCTTTACAAGAAGATTACGATGAAATATCAAAACTCGGAATCATTCTTAAATAAGCAATTCAGTCAATTATTTATGCGTGAGTATGGAGATACTTCTTATCAGTATACTTACGATGGAGATGAGTTTACTTTGGACGTTCCTTTCGAGAACTTGTTACAGACTAAATTTACAGGTACAAATTTGCAAGTAGGTTACTCCTTAAATAATGAGTTTGCTCCGTATGTTCCTAAGCCTATTTTACTTTATCAGTACGACAATAAAGACGTTGACTTCAAATATAACAACGGAAGCACGACAAGTACAATAACAAACTACACACCATTCGGACAAGATCTTTACACGAACTTAACTGATTACACTTTAAACTTTGCTCCTGACATTTCTACGATACTGAATGTTCCAGTACAACAAACTTTATTTGGGACATATTATTTTTCTTATCTGTACAATCTTTACAATTTAAAGCAGAGATTAATCAGCGTAAAAACGATGTTACCAATAGGACTTTTGACAGGATTAAAATTAAATGATAGATTAGTGATCAGAGATAAACGTTACATCATTAATTCAATGCAATCTAATCTAACCACAGGAGAGGTAAACTTTCAACTTATTCTAGACTTTAGACCGATGGTAAATGCTACTCAGATACCAAACGTAGGAGTTGACGGAGGAGATGTACAGGTTGCAATTGACTTTGTAAACGATACATACTCAGCTTTAATAACTTGCACAGATACAGACGTTACAATCACACCTAATGAGATATTTGCACCTCAATTTGTAAGAGTAAATATTCCTGCAGGAGCATCAGGCACGGTTTACGATTTGAACGTTAGATATACGTTAAACTCAGGAGTTACAGAAACACGAACAATAAACATAATTCAAAGATGATAAAGAACATAATTGCAATGCTAGCCATTGACAACTTCTACGGAATATCAGAGAACATAGACATCGCTAAAGGAAAGTACGCTTACACGAAATCCTTTCGCAAGATGACACGTCAAGAAAGAAGAAAAAATGCAATTAAAAAAGTTAACTGATGGCTGAAAAGAAAGTAATTGAGATACAGGTAAAGACAAACGCAGCTCAATCTGCGACTGAAATAAATGCAGCCACTACTGCTACACAAAACTTAGGTAACGCAAGTGCTGAAGCAGGTGCCAAATCTAAAACTTTAAATGATGTCAAGAATGTAATTACAGGAATGGTGCCTGGACTTAAAGCAGCAGAAGGTGGTGTAACAGGTCTAAGCACTAGTTTAAAGGCATTACTTGCTAATCCTGTTATATTAGTTGTGACAGGAATTGTAGCGGCTTTAAAATTTGTTTATGAGGCATTTCAATCTAACGTTAAAATTGGAAAAGAAATAGCAACTGTTTGGGCAGGATTAAGTGGTGTGGGAAGTCAGATAGTAGATGCTGTAATGGGATTAGTCAGGGCATTTGCATACGCAGCAGAAGCAGCATATAAATTTATCACATTAGATTTCACAGGTGCATCCAAAGCAATGAAAAAAGCTAATGGAGAAGCTGCAACTTCATTCAATCAATTAAAAGATGCAGTTGATGGAACGACCTTCTCTATTATTAAGAATTTAGAAAAGCAACAACAAGCAAATAATAAAGCTAAAAAAGAGCAAGCAGTTCGTGAATCAGAAATTAATAAATTACTTGTCCAGTCACGTGAAATTTTAACAGATGAAACTGCTTCCATAAAAGACAAAAAGAAAGCCTTAGATGAAGTAACAAAAGCAGAAAAAGCTAGTAGTGCAGAAAAGGTGAGAACTGCACAGGTTGACTTAGATATTCTTCAGAAAAAAGCTAAAGCATTAGGAGGTCAAGCAGAAATTAAAATGAAGCAAGAAATCCGAGAAGCTACAATTGCATTAAACGAAGCAGAAACGGAAAATGCAATGACAGGAATCAAATTGAATAGGCAACGCAAAATGTTGCTTAGACAAGAAATTGCTGATGGTAAGGAAGCAGCAGCAGCAGCAAAAGAACGAGCAAAGGAAAAAGCAGCAGCAGAAGCAGAAGTTTTAAAAGCTAAGCAGGACATAATTAATAAAATTGCTCAATTAGAAAGAGATTACCAAGATTCAACTTTAACGGAACAAGAAAGAGAAACTTTAGCAGTAACTCGTAAATATGAAGCTCTTTATGTAGAAGCTGAAAAATTTAAGTTAGATGTAACTAAACTCAAAGAAGATGAAATTGCTGAGTTAAAAAGATTAGATGAAAAGCAAGATGAACAAAGATTAAAAGAGTTAGAAGCAGATAAAGTTAAAATTGTATCTGCAAAAGATGCAACAAAATTAATTTTGGATGCAAAAACAAAAGAACTTGAAGCTGAAAAAGTTATATCTGATAAAAAAATTCAGATTGCTAAAGAAGAAGCAGATAAAATAAAATTATTAGAAGAAAAAAAGAAGAAAGCTCGTATAGATGGATTAGAAGCTACTGCCGATACATTAGGTAAAATTGCGAACTTATTTGGACAACAAACAAAGGTTGGAAAAGCAGCAGCAATTGCAGAGGCTACAATTAGTATGTTTTTATCAGCACAAAAGGCATACGCTTCAACTATTGGTATTCCTGTAGTTGGTCCTGTATTAGCTCCAATAAATGCAGGTCTAGCAATCGCTGCAGGTATTAAAAACATCAAGGCAATTACTGCTATTAAAGTTCCCAATGATACAGGTGGGGGTACTCCTCCTTCAACTCCTGCATCAGGTGGTAGTTCTGTTATGTCACCAAACTTTAACGTAGTTGGAAATTCAGGTCTTAATCAACTTGGACAACTTCAACAAAAACCAACAAAGGCTTACGTAGTTTCTGGTGATATGACAACTGCTCAGGCACTAGATCGCAACAGGATTGAAAATGCAACATTAGTACAATAAAACGTTAAAATAGTATGAAAATTGTAGAATTAGTAATTGACGAAAAGGATTCATTGAGTGGAATTGACGCAGTTTCTGTGGTACATTCACCTGCTATTGAAGAAAACTTTATCGCACTAGCAAAACACGAAATCGAACTCAAAGAAGTAGACGCTGAGAAAAAGATAATTATGGGTGCTGCTTTAGTTCCTAATAAGCAAATCTACCGAGTTAATCCTAAGACAAAAGAAGAATACTATATTTACTTTTCTGAAGATACGGTAAGACAAGCATCAGAGCTTTTCTTAATGAACTCAAATCAAAACAACGCTACCTACGAACACGACAAGAAACTCAAAGGAATGTCGGTTGTAGAAAGTTGGATCATTGACGATAGTAAAACGGATAAAAGTCGATTTTATGGCTTTGATTTGCCAAAAGGAACTTGGATGATCTCAATGAAGGTAAACAACGAGGAAGTTTGGCAAGATGTAAAGAAAGGTAAAGTAAAAGGATTCTCAATCGAAGGTTACTTTGCGGACAAGTTAGAAATGTCAATGTTAAGTGAAGAGGATTTATTATTAGAACAAATCAAACAAATAATTTTAGAAGATGAGCAAATTTAAAACACCAAGTTACTCTAGCCCTAAAGGTGGACGAAGAGGATGTCTATGTGAAAACGGAAAATACTCCACTAAATGTTGTGATGGAAGTTTACAGGCACAGGGCATAGGAGTCGTACAAGGCATTGATTCAGTTACGATAACTGAGAATGCAGGAGTAAGAACGATAGTTCGTCAGAACGGATAAAATTAAAAAGCCATCATTCTTTGATGTTCTACAATCTTGTTATTTTTACTAATATTATCAAATGCCCATAAAGGCTGAAAGTTTGTATAGTGATTTAATTCTAAAGCCATTTCATAAGAAGTGGCTTTACTTATTGGATATATATGGTCTAAGTGCCATTTACCATAATTTTCCCAAGACATACCATCTATAAATTTACGTTCAATATATGTTTTAAAAACATCCCAATCGCAACCTAAGATTTGCGAACTTCTACTATTTTTTTTATATCCTTGCTTTTTCATACTTATAGAAATCAATGCTCTTGTACTACAAACAAATCTAAAAACATCATTGTTTTTTTTCTTTTCTTTTTGCCACTTTAAATATTTTTTTTGCTCGCATTTATTGCAAGTAATTTTATTATATAAAATATTGTATTTAGATAAATCATCACACTTGTTACAATAGTAAAACCGGAAAATTCTTTTTGTACAATTTAAAGCTGCTTTGTGTATTGTTTTAATATCATACATTTCTAGCTCTTTATACATTTCAAAATATTTATTGTATCTAGAGAGTATATTTATTTTAGATAATTCATTAAAATCTAAATATTTATCTTCCTGTATTATTTCTTGAGTATTATTTATTACTTGCTTTTCAATTGTTTTTATGTATTGAATTAATTTATTACATAAATCATTTTTAGGAGCATAAGTTCCTGCAATTTTCTTTTGTTTTATCACTTTATCAGTTTGATAGTTAATTGATTATATTTCAAATATACAACAAATAAAAGTTGATACGTTAAATAAGTATAAAATTAAAAACGAAAAATGAAAAATAGCACAATTAACAAAATCAAGTCACTTTTAGGAATGGAAGTGAAATTAGAGCAAATGATGTTGATAGATGGAACTACAGTTCTTGAAGCAGACGCATTTGAAATGGACAACGAAGTTTTTATTGTAACAGAAGACGAGCAAAAAATTCCATTACCTGTAGGAGAATACGAATTAGAAAACGGAATGATCCTTGTCGTAGAAGTAGAAGGTATCATCAAAGAAGTTAAAGAAGCACCAATGGGTGAAGAAGTAGCACCTGAAGAACAAGTTGCTCCTGAAGTACCTGTTGAAGCAGCTGAAGAAGTTGCATCACCTGTAAAGAAAACAGTTGAATCTATCGTTAAAGAAACATTCTTCTCAGAAATCGAAGCACTTAAAAACGAAAATACTGAATTGAAAGCGAAATTGGAAAGTCTTTCTAAAGTTGAAGAAGTTACAGAAGAGGTAACCGAACTTTCAGAAGAGCCAAAACCAATCAGTTTTAATCCTGAAAACACGAATCAAGTTGAAACTTTCAAGTTTGCTAAAAACAGAGAGCGTAACACATTGGATTCAATCTTAGAAAAATTTAACAAATAATATTAATTAATTAAATCTAACAAAATGAGTTTACAAAAAACAAATCTTGCGACGACAACCAGCATCAGCACTACATATGCGGGAGAG